CTTTTGACCAATTAAAAATTAATTTCAAAGACCAATAATGGCTAAAAAAAATACAATACACGAAGCTCCAATTGATTATGGAGATAGACCTGAAAGAATGTCACCAGACGTTGAAGGTAAGATTAATAGAGGTGAAACCCCTTTATCAAAAAACCCTGCGTTCCCTGATATTCAAGGAGGTCAAGTACCACAAACTTTTGAACAACTTATAGCGTCTAAAAGATTCAAAGATGTTGTTGACAAAGTAAAAAGATATACTGGACAAGAAAACATTTCAGGTCAAAATGCTTTGATGCAACTCCAAATGGCTATGATGAGAGGAGTTCAAGAATTATTTGCTATCCAAAGAAATAATAAAGAATATTTGGAAAATTTGGCGGTTGATTTAGTTAGAAAAGAAATGGGTGTTAGACCGGACCAACTACAGTATGACGCTAAACTTGTTGGTATGGGTGAAATTGATATGGAAGGATTTTCTAAAGAAGGTGAAGAACCCGAAGAAGAAGAAATTGAACAAAATTTCCAACAACAAGAAGAAGACATTGAAGACTTTATTACCGCATTTGAAAGATTTGATATTGAAAAGGCAAAAAGAAGATTCATTAATGCTTTGATTCAAGGTTCATCTAAAAAAGGACATTATATGTTTGAATTAGTAAGAGATGAACTTGATAGAATTGACCCAAGATTATTAAATCTATACGGTGTTGTTATGTCCATCAACGACTTAATGTATTGGGTATTACCTGACCAAATGATGGATATGATGATGAGTCAAAGTGGTGTTGGTGGAAAAGAAGAAGTTGATATTGAAACTGACCCCCCAACAGTAAAGGCTCGTGGTTTATTTTTCCCTATTTTGGTTCATGAGTTAATCAAAGGTACAATGGAAGTATTAGGTACTCAAGGACTTCCTGACGACCCGAAACAAGCCGAAATGGTAATGGCATCTACAGACACTTTAGCAAATGAAGTATGGGATTTAAGATTAGGACCTGTATTATGGGAAAAATTCTTAACTGCATATCCTGAACGTTTATTTGAAGAAGATAAAAAATTCATACAAAGCTACCTATTTGCAAGATTTTCAGCTTTATCTGCTGATGAGTTTTTCAAACTAGCAAAAATGATTTTAAGAGGTGATGCAAAAGCAACATCTATCTTAGACAGAATGGTTACAGAAATTGTTAATCATCTTAATGAAGTTCACTCAGATGACGATGAAGAAACATCAGGTTACGGTGACGAGGATGATGATACTGACCCTGATGATTTAAGTGATTTAGATGATTTCTTAGGTAGTTTAGGTATCGACAGGTCCTAACACTAACCTTTTATGGGTTTTACCAAAGAACAATTATTATTAGAATATTCAAGATGTATTAAAAATACACCATACGCTCTTAAGACGTATCTTCAGACTTATGATAACACTCAGTCAAGATATGTCCCTTTAGAGTTATTTCCTGACCAAGTAAACTTGGTGGAGGATTATGAAAACTTCAATGAAAACATTGCGTTAAAATATCGTCAGGCAGGTGTGTCTACGGTAACCGCTGCTTGGGCGAGTAAAAGACTTGTATTTGCATCAAAACAAAGACCTGAGAAGGTTTTGATTATTGCAAACAAATTGGATACCGCTGTGGAAATGGCGAACAAGATTCGTGGTTTTACTGAACAATGGCCTGCTTGGGTTGGTGTTGGGTTTTCACCAGACAAAAATGCCGCAAGACACTTTAAGTTAACTAACGGTTGTGAGGTTAAAGCGGTTGCAACATCAAAGGATGCACTTCGTGGTTATACCCCAACTATGTTGATATTTGACGAAGCTGCGTATATTGAGGCGGATGGTGATTTCTGGGCAGCCTGTATGGCTTCATTGTCTACGGGTGGTAAAGTTGTTGTTGTATCAACACCAAACGGATACGACCCAATTTATTATGAAATATACGAACAAGCCAATCGTGGAATGAACGATTTTAAAATTACAGAAATGTTTTGGTATCGTGACCCACGTTATACAAAAGATTTATATTTGGTTAAAACTAACGAAATTATTCATTTCTTATTAAATCGTGATGAATATACTGCCGATAGTGTTATTGATTTTTCAGGTCGTGACCCGTATGAAAGAAATTACGATGAGTTAAAAGCCTATTTTGAATTAGGTTATAGACCATGTTCCTCTTGGTTTGAGGCGATGGTTAAAAAACTTAAGTACGACAAACGTAAAGTTTCTCAGGAATTGGAATGTAATTTCTTGGGTTCGGGTGATAACGTATTTGACTCTAATTTAATTAAAAACATTACTGACAACATGATTAAAGAACCTATCAATAAAATGATGGGTGGTGGGCTTTGGATATGGAAAGAACCTGAAATGGGACATAGATACATTATGGGTGTGGACGTTTCTCGTGGGGATTCTGAGGATTACTCAACATTCCAAATTTATGACTTTGATGATAAGGAACAGGTTGCTGAATATGTTGGAAAACTTCCCCCCGATGTACTGGCAGAGATTGCTTACAAATGGGGTAACATGTACAACTGTTTTATCGTAATTGATATCACTGGTGGTATGGGTGTTGCAACGGCAAGAAAACTACAAGAACTTGGATACAAAGATTTGTATGTTGATGGTGTTGATTTTGGAAATAAATGGAAGTATGACCCAAAAGCAGCTGAAAAAATACCTGGTATTAACTTTAACAACAAAAGGGTTCAAATTATTGCCGCTCTTGAAGAAAGTTTAAGACACGGATTAAAGGTTCATTCATCAAGATTATTGAATGAAATGAATACGTTTGTTTATATCAATGGACGACCAGACCACATGAAGGGACAACATGATGACTTAATCATGTCTTTGGCTATGGCAATTTATGTTTCTGATTCATCTTTTTCACAACTTACAAAGGTTACACAACAAGCTAAAACAATGTTGGAGTCTTGGACAGTTCAATCACACGAACCACCAAAAGACCAATATTTTAATCCATCAATGCCAAATACAAATTTCAAAGATAACCCAGCATTCAGAAATCAACCATCACAAAAAGATTATGAACAGTATTTATGGTTATTCGGCGGGATGAAGCGTTGATAAAAAAATAATATAATATAGATTTTCAATATGGACCAAAAAAACTTGACAATATGGCAAAGATTATCCCAGGAGTTAGGACCTAATTCTTTGTTGGGTCAAGACATTCCCACATATAAGTTTGATAAAAAAGAACTTTTAAGAACTCAAGATAAAGCCGAGTACGATAAACAAAAACTCCAAGCTCAACAAACTTTTTATATTGCAAGTCAATGGGCTAAAATTGAAAATAACCTTTATAGTCAGGCTGTGTATTATGAACCAACTCGTTTGGCATCATACTATGACTATGAATCAATGGAATATACTCCTGAAATTTCTGCCGCTTTGGATACATACGCTGAAGAATCTACAACAGTAGATGAAGACGGTTATATGTTACAAATATATTGTGATTCACCAAGAATCAAAGCAGTATTGGGGGATTTGTTTAACAACGCATTGGATATTAACACAAACTTACCAATGTGGACTCGTAATACCGCCAAGTATGGTGATAACTTTGTTTTTTTAAAGTTGGACCCTGAAAAAGGTGTTGTGGGTTGTTTACAATTACCGAACATTGAGGTAGAACGTATTGAGGTTGGTATGAAAGGTAGAGCCACTTCAGGTTATGGTGGACCAACAGCATCAAATGCTGGTGTTAAGAGTCTTACCTTTACTTGGAAAAACAAACAACTTGAATTTAACAGTTGGGAAATCGCACACTTTAGATTATTGGGTGATGATAGAAAACTTCCTTATGGTACATCAATGTTAGAAAAAGCAAGACGTACTTGGAAACAGTTGGTATTGGCTGAAGATGCCATGTTGGTTTACAGAACATCAAGAGCACCTGAAAGACGTGTATTCAAAGTGTTTGTGGGTAACATGGATGATGGTGATATTCAACCATACGTTCAAAGATTTGCACAACAATTTAAGAAAGACCAAGTTGTTGACCCTCAATCAGGAAACGTGGATATGAGATTCAACCAAATGGCGGTTGACCAAGATTTCTTTATTCCTGTTCGTGACCCGTCAGCACCAAACCCAATTGAAACTTTGCCTGGAGCACAAAACTTATCAGAAATTGCCGATATTGAATACATCCAAAAGAAACTTTTAACAGCTCTTAGAATTCCAAAAGCGTTCTTAGGGTTTGAAGAAGTTGTTGGTGATGGTAGAAACTTATCATTACAAGATATTCGTTTTGCTCGTACAATTAATAGAATTCAAAAGTCTATGGTTGCAGAACTTAACAAGATTGCAATTATTCACTTATTCTTATTAGGATTTGAAGACGAATTGGGTTCATTCCAATTAAGTTTAACTAACCCATCTAAACAAGCTGACCTTCTTACCATTGACGTATGGAAAGAAAAAATGTTGTTATACAAAGATGCTGTGTCACCTGTTGAAGGTATTGCACCAACATCACAAACTTGGGCTAAGAAACATATTCTTGGATTTTCTGACGAAGAAATCAAATTGGATTTACAACAACAAAGATTGGAAAAAGCGGTATCTCTTGAGATTCAAAATACCGGTAATGTTATTACCAAAACAGGTATTTTTGATAACATGGATAGATTGTATGGTAATAGTTCATCATCAGGAACCACAGCAACACCGCCACCAGCCGAAGGAGGTGATATGGGTGGATTTGGTGCTGACTTGGGTGGAGGAGCTCCACCACCACCGGCAGAAGCTCCACCAGCGGGAGGTGAAGGTGCGGTTACACCAGAATCAGTTAAAAAAGATATGAATATAATTTTGGAACGTGATAATATCTATGGTGTGGACGATATTGATTTAGAAAAAGGTAGTCGTTCTTTAGGTGTTATTGAAGAATCTTTAAGAAAACTAATTGATTGATATATTTATTAATAAAACCTATTATGAAATTTGGACAATTAATGAGTAAAATAGAAGGGTTATTGATTAACTCTTATGTAAATGAGACAGCTAAAATTGAGTTGAAAAACTTTAGAAAATTGGTATTGGAAAATAAAAACGCCAGTTCAATGTTTCATATCTATACAGAATTGTCAAAGAAAAAAGGTTTGGACAAAGAAATTGCTGAATCGTATATCAACGAGTCTTTAAGACAAATTGAAAAAATTTCTCCAAGATTAAACACACAAAAAATTGAATATTGGGTTAAGGATGTTGTTTGTAAAAACATTTACGAAGATATTGACAATATTGTTTACAGTTCACCAAACAAAATTATGGAAACTGTTAATAGCAAAAAAACTTTAATAAAGTCATTGAGTGAATCCTCTGAGGTTAAATCTCACATTGATTTACCAATTGAAACTTTATTAAACATCGCCAACAAATCAATCAAAGGATACATCGAAAATTTAGATGAAGATTCAAAGAGAGATTTGTCTAAAGTATTAATGACAGAAGATGTGGAACTCTCGAAAGAATTTGATGAATTAAAATCAAAGACTATTGGTAAATTGAGTAACATCAGAGAATCTTTAGATGACGTAACTAGTAAGAAATTACAAGAAACAATCAAACAGATTCAGTCAGATACTTTTTCAAAAATCAATTATGTTAGATTATATAATCTTCACAACAATTTATAAATTATCTTTATCTTTTTGGGACTGAACGTATTTGGCTTTCAGTTTCTGATTTCTTTTCAAAACACTTTGTTTTTTGTACTGTAATCTCTCACGTAACTTTTCATTTTGTTTTGTTTTGATTACTTTTCCTTTCAGAACTTTCAAAGCTTTCTCCAAATTCTGACCATTTTCTATTTTTACTTTTAACATATCCTATTAAATAACCCAAAGATACAAAAAAGTTTGACATGGTAATTAAATTTGATTAAATTTTATTAACAAATAAATCTAATTAAAATGATTATTAATGAAAAAAGGGAAAACGGCACGAATCATTGGATTCAGTGATTCAAAGGTGAGTTATGGTACAGTTGATTCAAAAAATTTCAAATCACTATACTTAAACTTACAAAGTTGGGTATCACCAAAAGAAAGTTATGAAAAGTGGGAAAGAATTGTAGGGAATTTTAGCAGAAGTATAAAACATACAGTTTACGAAATTGCAGATAAAGACACATTCAAAGAAACAAATATTGTTGATTTAGATTTAAGAACAAGTGGAATTTATTATGGAAAAAAGAGTTTTATGAATTTGGAAATAACTCTTTTTCTAAATGAAAATGCGGATTTCAAAGACCCCCAACTCAAAGAAAAACTTAAGAAAATTGCCAAAGCTATTTACGTAGATAATTTTAAGAATAACGACTATTTTGATTTTACTATTTCAAAAAAAGTAAAAGATACAATTTGATGGTATTTATTATTAAAATGTTTTTATGAAAATATTAGGACCACAAGATACAGGTAAAGGAATATTGGTTGAAATGGATGCGGGATATATTTCCCCAAACGAAACTCACAATAAGAATTTATTAGAGCAAGCCAACAAAAACATGTTGGACTATTCAAAACCATTTGAATTCTATGCCGTACTACAAAAATACAATACACCAAACCGTAATGGTAGAGTGTATCCTGAAAAGATTCTCAAAAGAGAAGCGGACAACTATAAGAAGATGATTGCCAAAGGAACAGCACTATCTGAACTAAACCACCCTGAATCATCATTAATTGACCTTGACAGAGTATCTCACCTTATCAATGACGTATGGTGGGACGGACACATCCTTATGGGTAAATTAAA